CCATCATCCGCCGCAGGGGGAGAAAAAGGCTTCTGCGTGATAAAGGGATCGTAACCGGAGCCTCTTACCGGTTCTTCCCTTTGAGCGAGAAGCTGTTCCAAGCGCGAGATAGTCTGTTTGACCGAATTGAAATCCTCCTCGATTCTCTTGAACCTGCGGCCAAGCCTTGAGCGTTCCTTCTGGTCAAGGTCGGCGTCGGTATCCTGAACCGAGTCCCTCTGTTCCGTGCCCTCAGGAAAGGGAGAATCGCCGGTGCCCGATTCGGGGGGCAGATTCTTCATGCTTTCATCAGACATAATTACCTCCTTGTTTCTTGAATTTTATCTTTGACAAAATCAACCCTGTTCTCATACTCGGCTATCTTCTGACTCCACCTTGCAATCAGGTCACGAACAACCTTGTATCTTGCCTTTTCATCATCCGAGCAGTCGAGGCTCGCCACCCGATCAAGAAGCCTGTGATATTCGCTCACCAAATCCTTCAAAAGCTCCTCGCCTACGGGAGTATTGATAGCCGTTATGAAGTTCAAATCCTTACCGAGAGTGCTTAACGTCTTCTCGGCCCTCTTTCCGAACGTCCTTACGAACTCCCTAACTTCATCTGAACTCAACTTTTTCATACACCCCCCGCTATTCTCATGCCCGGCCCCGGTCTTGCATACGCCTGAACCTCACCGATGGGTATCCCACTCTGGTTGGATACCGGTTCAGGTCTGCCTTCACCTGTATTAGGACCGGCTGGCGCTTCCGGCGGGATCATCGTCTTGGCAAACTTCGACAGAAGATCAGTCGTATCACGATATTCCTCGCCCAGAAGCATAAGCTGTTGTTGTAGGATATGAGCAACCACCGCAGGCAGAAGCGGATGACCCTGCAAGGCCACAAGCCGACCCATGATCTGATCATACCGCTGAATTTTCCTGTCCTTGCTATACTCCGCCTCTATCGTGCTGGTGATGGGTTTGTATGTATAATCCGCGTTGGGGTCGAAATACTTCGCTTCCGGCCCCATGATCTTCATGGCGGTCATCGGGTGTATGAACTGATAGGTCATCTGCAAAATCATCCAGTAAAAGTCTATTAGAAACGTATATTCAAAAGTAAGTGCCTTGTAATTCGACCTCATGTTTGTTCTTACATCAGCACCCTGAATAGCCGTCGCCGTCGTGGACGCCCTGCCGGGTATGTCACCCATTGTCGTCGGATAAATCGCCTCTACCTGCTGAAGCGAGTTGATGAACAGTTGAGTCTGAGCCATTGCGCCATGAATGTCATCTTTCAACTCAAATTCAACCAGATCGTCTATATTCTCAAGCGGAATGACGTGTTCCGGCTCGAAATATATCTGATCATTGTCCTCTAAAGAATACTTTCTTCCTTTCAGCGTGGGGAAAGTAGCCAACTTCACTCTGTCATTCGACATATTGATCGTATCGTTGATCGCCACCTGAAGCTCTCTGGAATACTTTCCGGAAGACATTCCGACATCCTTCGTCGGATGCACATAGCACAGCCCTCTGACAATCGGACGGTAAGGGCGGTTCATTCCGTCCCTGAAAGGCGTCGGCTGCAACCGAATCAGTATCTTCTGCCCGCGAGGCATCGCCACCGTCATGATCCCTTCGATCAGTTCAGCTTCGTCAAGGACATATCCAAACTCGTCATACCCTGGTTGACATTCGACAGGAAATCCGTCATCGTCCCGTGCGGTAACGACAGCCCATAATTTTCCGAATTTCTCAAGAACATCAAAATACGTAATCTGTGATTTAGCAAGTTTGTTGCCACTATCTTTGCCATATGTTTCCCTTTTTGTCTCTGTGTTGTCGTCATCCACCTCCTCCACGAGTTGTTTCACCAGATCAAGATTGAAATAACCATTCCTCTCTTTGTTCGCCTTCAGTTCATCATAGGTCATTTCAGAACGGATAATAATCCACTCTTTCTCTTGGATCGAATAGCAATACTTGTTGTCCGTGAACACATTCCTCGGGTCAATGATTTCATAATTGAAGCGATCCAACACGGGGATTTCCTGAAACTGAGGAGCCATCTGGCGCTCATAGAGCGGCTGGCCCATATCGCTCGATCCAACCTCAACCATCTGCTCCTTGTAACCGACGAGGATTTTCTTGTTCTGCCTCTCCCAATTGCATACGGCGTAAACACATCCGCGAAGAGAATTTATGCTCCTTGCCCGCATATATTTCTGGTAATGGTAAATCCCTCTGTTGTTCAACGTCGCGTTCAGCAGTTTTTTCGCAACCTGCGCTTTTATCTTCGACATCGGATCGGAACCTTCGAGATACACGTCAACGAAGTCCCGAGTCGAAAAATACTGATTGGCCCATTGCGACGCTTCCGTAAGGTGAATCGCCGGATACTCCGGAAGGAATACATCGCTCATCCATTCATAGTCTTTTTCCGTCCGCTTGCATTCCAAAAGGTCAACAATGCTCTCAAATTCAGCATCGTCCTGCGACTGATACCTTTTCGCTGCATCATACTGCTCATAGAGAAGCGAACATAGATGCTGTTCTACATTCTCATTCCAGAAATGCGGGAGTTTAGGTAACGCTTTTTTTCTCTTCGCCATTTAAATACCTCATACGTTTCCGAATCCCTGATTGTCTTGAATCGTCAAATAGAGTTGACACACAGCAGACCTGTTTGCCGCATCCGTAATCTTTACATAAAACGTTTCGGTTCCCGGGGCTGGATTATCATAACTCAAATAAACGTCACTTGCGGTCGTCGAACCGGAACCATAGTCCCCGTACGCCTTTCTCATGTAGTATGTATAAGGCGGGGTTCCGCTATACGCCGAGACAACGCAATGGTCCGCATATATCCTGATTGACCCGTTAGCCGGTGCGAGTTCCGTCACAAAGCCGTTATTGCAGACAAGTCTTGGATAATCGTCCGAATAAGTCGGCCGACTGATCAGCGATGTCAAGGAACCCGGGAAAATGGATATGTTATCAATCGTGGACGAAGTAAAACCTTCTTTCGTAATCGTGATTTTGAACGTCTGGTTCGACGAATAAACGCTGTCGTCCACATAGAATTCGAACAACCCGTTGTTTCCGCTTTTCACATAATTCACCGCCGTCCCGCCGGAATTGTTTGAATAGACACTCGCCGCTGTGTTACTGCCGCCCAAGTAAACATATACAGTTGCGTTGTTGATTACGTGACCGTGACCATCCCGGGCATAACCGTAGTATTTGTATCTGCTCATCTTCCCACCTTTATGTAAACTCTTGAAATCATTTTTTTCAGTTTCTTCTTGCAATCAGGACACTTAATCGCCTCATCCGTCTTCTTCAAAGGAACGATGACTTCATACATCTTGAAACAGTTTTTGCACCAGTAATCATGCAACGGCATATCAATAAACCTGCCTGAAATAACGTTTGGGTTTAAGGCTTTCTGTATGTATTCCACCCCATCGCGCACTCGTGATCATCGGGTTCTTCAAAAGGCATTCGATTGTGATCGGGAAATGAGACCAACGTACTGTCGGAGATTCCTTCGCATCCTTTTCGAACAGGGCTTCACGGCTCTTCCATTCCTCCAATCTCCAGTTCTTCATGGATTCGATGATCCCACGGCAATTCTCCGTGAACCAAATGGTAGGAAGGAATACGGTCCGCCCGTCTTCAATAACTTTATTATTGAATGGCTTCCCAACTTTAGTGCTGTTGATCAGCCTCGCCGTCAATTCCTCCCTACCTCTGGTTCCCTTGGTATCCCATGACTGGAAATAACCTCCTGTGCACAATCCCTGTTTCTTGAATTCGTAGAAATACCTGTTCAAATCCTCCACCGTGGACAGATTCGTATTGATCTGTTTTTCTTTTGCAAGAGGATCGATCAAATCCAGCGAATACTTGAAATCCCCGCTCCGCTGAGCGATATTCAATGCAATATCGTAAGTGATCATCTTACCGGGCGAAGGAGCATATTCACACCATACAAATATCTCATTCTGCGGAGAAACGGAAATCCATACCACAGCCCACGGATTCGATTTGTGATAATCAATTCCACGAAAATGTTTCCAATCAAATGGAATCCCTTCAGGGAAATACTTCTCGTATGAAATCACATGGACAACCACGCTGAACGATTTGTAAATCTTGCCGCTCAACTGCCTGAAAAGGCCGTATCGGCGCGCATCTATCACATCCTCGTCATCGTACATCCCAAACAGAGAATCAATGTAATCCTTTGCCGTTATCGTCCTACCGACCAACTTGCTCTTCTTTTTCGCAAGTTCTTCATAGATCGGATTATCGTCGGTGGCCGCCATAATGACTGCGATATCATCCGAGGAATCCGTATACTGGACCTCAGGCACCGTTTCGCCTGTTCTCTCTTTTATCCTTTGTCGAACGGCCTCGGTCCTATATATGATGCGTGCTCTTTCGTAGAGTTCATCAAATTCCCACCCGATTGCACCCGGAACCGGAGTGAACGAGAAGATGATATCGCCGTCGGCGGCCATTAACCGTGGAATCTGCTCATCGTAGAAATCCTTACTGCATTCCTCATCAATCCATATACTCCGACGCTGAACACCTGCGCCTGACTGCACTTCCTGACTGAAAGATACATATTCGAACTGTACCTCTGCACCGTCCGGGCATTGAACTGTCACCACCGGCTTGCGGGCCGTTATGTCTTTCTTGAGAAGCATCGGCGGCATTCTCTTCTTCATAACAGGATATTGCGTATTCCTGACTTCCGTATCGCTTTTTTCAGCCGGAAGAGTCTGACTCGCAAAACGAAATATGCGAACAGTATCATCTGGCATAACGTTTTTGTGGGCCTGTGGATGAATTCCAAGAACCCGCAAATTATAATCCATTGCAACCGTTTCATTCTTACCGAACTGATTGCCCGTATACAGGCAGATAATCTTGCATGGGCAATGAATCAGCCAGTCGAATACTTTCGTCCTTTTAAACCCGAAGAAACCCGACCAATTATTAAGTAAATCCGCATCTATCATAATTTGTTGTGCAATATGGATAGATATATATCCATCATCCTGTTATTCCACCCGTGCAGATACTTCAGCTTCAACGGATTCGATGCAACAATGTCCATATACCTATCAAGGCGGTAAATAATCAAATCTTTCCAATCAAACCCCGGCGGGATCCTGTAAAGCAGATAAGGGCCGGGATTCACCGCGATCTCAAAAATCACCACATTATTCGGATAAGGGTCTCTGTCGCATTTGTATCTCAGCCAATACTCATTTCTGTATATCTCGATTGCCCTTTCACGTGTCAAATTCTTAATGTCTTCTTTGGGATGATAACGCTTCGAAATACCGAAATTCGTCTCCCCGCCGGGATCGTTCGGATCGTTGTTGTATCCGCCTTCCCATTTCAAAGTGAATTCTATAATCCGGTCGAAATAGTCCATTTATTACTTGCCCGTTCGAATAATAATATCCTCGGCGATATCACCATTGATCACATGAGCATGGTTGTAAAATTTATCCACCATTTCCTTCTGCCACTTTTCCTGCGATTTGCACACATCGTCGATCTTCGACAATACGGATTTCTTCATATCGTCAATTTTCACGACCATGTTATCGTGCCGTTCTTGAACCAGAACCGTGAGCGCTTCCTTCGCCTGTCGTTCGAGTTCCGCATGCTCGTCTTCCCTTTTCTTGATGCCTCTCGAATACTTGAAAAAAGCAACACTTCCTAAAAAACCAATGAATGTGGTAAGAAATAAATTCAAAGTCAATGCAAAATAACCGCTGCCGATCTGAACCCCTTCAACCATTAACCCTTACCTCCTAAATAGAATCTATTGCCGCCAGAACTCGATTCTCCTCAAGAGAATTATCCCATCCAGGCACGGGCGAGAATTTATCAACAAGCCATTGCAAATCATATTTCTGCTTCGGCCACTTGTTGTTCTTCCACAAATCTATCGAATAATCCCTCGCTCTCTGAATATCGCGGCCCGAGATCTGATAGGGAAAACTGAAGCCG